TGCCGTCCATGACCTTGATCTGATAGAGATTGGACTTCATGTATTTCTTGATTTTTTTGTACTTCTTCTTGACATCAGAGAGTCCATCAAGATTAATATTGACATTCAAATTTTTATCATTCATTTCTTTTTCTTACCACCAGGACATGAATTCCAAAGTTTTGGATTTATAGTTCCCTCAGACTGTTTAAATCCAATGAAACCATCTTTGTACTCATCCCAATAATGATCAAAGATATCAACTTGTTTGTTGCAGACAACTAAATCAAAACGCCTTTTACCATTATCATAATACTCAACAAGATATGAAGTGTATGGCAGAGACTTGTCCTCTGCCACAGTAGGATCACAGTCTTGTTGTAATATTTTAAGTTTACTCAACTTCTACCTCCCCACTGAATATCTGGGTATGCTTCTGACACAATTTCTTTTGTAATTTTGTATTTAGTTTCCAATGCCTTATCTTTAACAAGGCAGAGAATCTCAGCATCGAGTGGGTGCAGACCTTCAAGGATCTGAATGAACATTGTTTCTCTACGCAGAGACTTCAATTGATCATTACCACCCTTACAAAAATTATAGAACTTAGTCCATTCCTTTCTGATTGTAGTCTTGCCCTTCTTCATGTCTGCAGCATTACCAAGTGAAGTAGTATCAAAATACTCCATGGTGCCGACGAGTTGATTTACCTTGTCACTCAAAGTGCCAGAGGTAATCTGCTCGTCCTTAAGACTTGAATATGGAACTTCTCCAGGAGGAAGTAAAGAGATTACAGTCTCATCAAAATTCCAAATGAACAATGCCTTTAGTGAATCATGCTCATACTTTTTAAGGACTTCCACCTTCTTTGCTTTGGTTCTCTGCTTATTCAACAAAGCAAAGACTTCAAAGGTAAAAGGATTAGGTGGAAGTTCTAGTGTGGTTTTAGGGGAAGGTTTTTTAGTTGTCGTCTTCCTCGTAGTCTTCTGTTTCGTAGTCATTTTCAAATCGTACCGCTAAAATTTCATCAGGTAAAACATTACCATACTCATCCAACATTTCGGGATGCATGTAAGGCACCGCCTGCCTTTGGAACTGCTCGTTAACAATATATCCAATTATACCACCAATGAGTAAAAACTGGAATGTTAGCAAAGAAAAAATAGTTATTGTTGCAGCAGTCATAGCCCTTCTCCGAGAGATTTTTTTCTAATGTCTAAAGATACCTCAAACTCAAAATGAATCTCTCTTTTGAAGAAGGAGACCATTTTGGCAAACCTCACATAGTTGCCCCTTTGAGGTTTTGGTCCCCCTCCCAATATAAGTTCTACACCTTTATTTATTGACAGATCAGAGGAGTTTTTGTTCCCTGAGATATTTGACTGTTTCACTACACCCTCCGAGTTTCTTTTGGTCCATCAGGACTTGAGGGAATGTTGTACCTTCACCAAATTCACCGTAGAATTCTTCCCTAGTGAAATCTCTGCCGAGTTTATACTCAACATACTTTGCTTCAATCAAATCAAAGACTTGTACAATCTTTGTGCAGAAAGGACATCCATCCTTTGAGTATACAATAAAGTTCATTTATCTATTATAGAGGAGTTGCTTCTGATTTTGGAAGATCTTTAACCTTCCATGATCCACCAACACCACCATCCATATTCACAACGATGTCATGAGTTGGAAGTTGTTTTCCAGGTGTTACATCAACAATATCACCTGGAAGAGGATTGAAGGTGAAATAATGCCCATCCCAGTATCTATTTCTGGAATGTATAAGATTGACTGCATCTCTTTCAATACCACAGTCGGCAATCTTTTTACCTTCGGGATTGAAAACAGAATAGTAGCCTCTCATTTCTTTTCTTCGTAAGGATGTGCCTGCTTCAGTTCTGGATTGGGTTGAGATGGAACAGTAGGATTGCGATCCAGATTCTTGATAACAATAAAGGCATCCTTGTTATACTTACGAGTGCCTTTTACTGGTGCCCACTTGGTTCCAGCACCCTCAATCTCATAGACTGAAGTGCCACCAATTTCTACAGCAACATTATCATAGCAGTCCCAACCCAACTCTGCAATGGTGTTTGCAAGTTGTTCATGAACAGTTTTCATCACTGCCGCTGCTTTTCTTTTTGCGATTAGGGAGTCATCCATAATGTCTTCCTCAACATCAAGTTTTCCAATCATTTAAATCCCTCTGGTTTTGATACTACTTTGTCTAAGACTTCTACATGAGAAAGATAACTGGTGCCTGCCCATTCAAACCAATAGTTTCTGGCGGTCTCCCAGTCATCAAACTCAATTGCTTTTCGGTTTTTGAAAACTAATTTATACCTATGGCGATCATAGGACTCACCTGAAGTTTCAGTGAAGTACATAGGATCGCCAGGTTGAATCAAATCATACGACATTCTTCATCGCAGCAATGTCATTATCAAAGATCTCAAGACCCTTGTCGGTCAGGATGTGA